GGTCAGGTGGCCCTGGGGGAACAGGTCGGGCCGGTGCTGGTAGAGGTAGCCGCCACGCACTTCCACCAGCCTCATTGCGATGAAGAGGCTATCGTCGGTGTCGAGGCGGCTTCGGGCTTTCCCACGTCGATGGACCCCCGGCCCGTCAGCAGGATGATTTCGCTGCTGAGCTTGAAGAACTCGACGGGAAAGTGTTCGGAGAGCTTGACGACGACGGCCAGGTCAACCTTGGGCCAGACGCTGCCGGCCACCAGGACTTCGTGGCGGTAGACGATTTCGCCGGGCACGGCGTCACTGGGCAGGCCGATGGCCTCGCGCATGGCCTTGACCTGTTCGGCACTGTCGCCCACAGCGGCGAAGATGTTGCCGATGACGGTGCGCCGCTTGCAGGCTTCGGTGGCCAGGTGCTGTTCCACCGCGCTGAGGCCGCGCACCTTCCATTCGGGGGCGCTGCCTGGCGCGAAAAACGCGGCCAGGTCAGGCACCGGCAGGGTGGTGGTGCGGGGCTGCAGCTGGGCCTGCTCGAAGCGGGCGGCGTCAAAGGTCATCGGCAGGGCCCTCAGCTGGAGCGCACGCCGACTTGATCAGCCGCGATGACGCAGGCGGCCTGGGGACGGCTGGCCACGCTGAAGGTGCGGGCAATGCCCAGCTTGCCTTGCATCAGTTCGTTGGCAGACTTGGCGCGGTCCTGGAAGAACTTGAACCACAGGCGCTCACCTTCGACGCTGAGGAAGGGGTCCGTCAGGCCGTCGTTCAGGAAGGCGTTGAAGCTGCCCTGCTGCAGGGTGCGGCTGGTGCTGCCGATGGTGCCGCCATAGACCTGGGTGCTGGACACGCTGTAGGTGTTGGTGGGCGGCACAAATTCGCTGGCCAGGGGGACGTCGGCAAACACCGGGGTGGCGTAGCTGGCAAACACCTTTTTCGGCACCGAGCCGGTGTGGATCTTGGGCGCGGCGCTGTACATCACGACCTTGCCCATCCGGTAGTCGATATCGAACAGCGGGGTGTCGGCGCGTTCCACGTGGGTGCCGGGAACGGTGAAAATTTCGGTTTCAGACACGACGGCGGCCGTGGTGCTGGTGAAACGAACCTGGCCGATTTCGATGGAGCCCACCGGGATGAACGGAGGGCCGCCGGCGCCGCCGCGGGTTTCGCTGAAGGCGGTGCTGGCGGTGCCGGCCACGGCGGCCAGGGCGCCGGTGTTGTCGACCGTCAGCGAGGTGATGCAATGCGTGTTGCTGCTGACGCCACGGGTGGCGGCCAGCGTGCCGGCGCCCACGGACACGACGGCGCCGTTCAGGTTGACCGTCAGCGCGGCGACGGCCACGGTGTTGTTGCTGGCGTGCGTGGTGACAGCGCCACCCGTCAGCACGCCGTTGGCGCGCACGACCGGGGCGTAACCGCTGCGGTCACTCCAGGGGGCGGCGGCGCCTGCGAAGTTGATGGCGTCTGACGCGGCGGTCAGCTCGGACATCGGGTAGGACGTTTGGCCGGCCTCGTACTGCAGGCGGGCGTTTTCGTTGGTGGCCATGGGGGCTTTCTCCGTCAGGCAATCGAGTTGCGGGGGGTGCGGTGGCGCACCGGGAAGTCAAGGTGCATCACGCCGATGCGGGTGTGCTGCAGGCTGTTGTCAGCGGACATGCGCGGCTGGCCGACGGTGTCAGCCAGGCCGTTCAGGGTGCGATCAGCCGTCAGGCGGGCGAAGACGGCGGCGCCCAGGATGCTGGAAGGCTTGCCGTTGACGCCGTAGACGTCGCGCCGGGCCTTGCAGGACACGCGGATGACGGTCTGCCACTCCAAGTCTGCGTAGGCGCTGGCCACGGGCTGGCTGTCCAGCATGCCGATCTGAATGGCCTCGGACACGCCTTCGGGCATGTCGTCGTCCAGCGCGTCGTCAAACACGTTGCCGCCGGCCAAGGCGGGCGACACCAGGCAGGCAGCCTTGACGGCCTGCACGATCTGGTCATGCAAGGGCGCCGGCATTACACCGACTCCAGGACCAAGCGGGACCAGCCAGCGCCGTCGGGCTCATGCTTGCGCACGATGAAGCTGCCCACAGCGGGCACGACCAGTGACGCCCCGTAGGGCGTGGCAGGCACGTTGACGCTGCGGGTGCGAAACGTCGGGTCAGTGGCGCCGATGCCGAACTCACTGACAAACGGGGCCTGGTAGATGCCCACCACCGGGCTGCCGGCCAACGTGCAGGATTCGCCGAACGTGCGTTCACACGCGGCGTTGATCCTGTTGATGACCGAAGCGAAAGCCACGACGTTGCGCCTGGTGGTGGCCGTCGATCAGGGCGCGGCCTTGTCGGCGCCCAGTACCAGCTTGACGCGGGCGGTGGTGTCGCCGTTGGCCTTGACGGCCGTGGCGTAGCCAACGCACACGTGCGTGCTGGCGGTGGTGGTCAGGCGGCGGTTGCTGTTGTCCCAGTACAGCTTGACGCCCACGGTGGTGGTGTCGGTGCTGAGTGCGGTGATGTCGTAGACGCCTGACGTGGCGATGACGACATCGGCGCCGTTGGCGGCATCAGCGGCTGCAACGCCGAACAGGGAGCCCACCAGGACGCCCTGGCCCGAGGTGACGGCGTAGGGGGCGGCCACCAGGATGGCTTCGCCCTCGGAAACGTAATTGCGCATGGAGTGCTCCTGTGCGGTGTTCTGGGGTGGTGATCAGTGCGTGATCAGGGGGTCAGCGGGGCCGATCAGGCGCCGGCAGCGCGGTGCAGGCCGCGGAAGTCGATGGCCTTGGCGCCGAAGTCCAGGCGGCACTTGTAGGAGACGCCGTCGACTTCGAAGCCGACATCGCTTTCGATGACGGGGCCTTCGGCGCCGTCGAGGTAGCAGTACTCCACCGTGTCGATCTGCGCACTGTTGGCGGACAAGTACCAGCGCGTGGCGCTGTCGGCGTCCAGCAGGGGTTCCACAATCGGTTCCAGCGCGGTGCGGCCACCGGCGCGGAATTCGTTGATGGCGGCCTGCGTGGCGGGCACGTAGTTGGCGGACGTCAGCTGGTAGGCTGTTTGCTCCAGGGCGGCCGGCACGATCAGGAACGACGGGGCGACGTTCAGCTCTTCGTTGTTCAGGCCGCGCATGACGCGCATGCCAGCGCGGGCCGTGGCCAGGCTGGACAGCTGCAGGGCTGAGCCGGCACCGGTGGACACGTTGGCCTGGGTGCGGGCACCAGACACGGCGCTGAACAGGGCCACACCGTCGGCCATGTTGGCGTTGGCGGTGAGGATGCTGTAGACCGTGCGGTTTTCCAGGCGGCGGGCGGCGGCACCGTAGGCGCTGACCAGGCGGTCGAAGGCGCGCAGGTCGTCGTTGACGATGGCCTGGCGCGTCAGGCTGACGATGCGGCCGAAGGTCACCACCGAGTAGGTCTCGGCGCCGTCGCGCATGGTGCCGTAGGTGAACTCGCCGTGCTCGTTCGTGCGCAGCAGATCCGGCGCGCCGCTGAGGGCCGTCACCTGAATGTTCTTGAAGTCGGGCGCATTCGGCGCACGACGGGCCCACATGGCATAGGTGCCAGGGTTCTGGTCATAGGCCGCGCGCAGCCGCTTGTTGGCCACGCTGGCCATCAGGTTGCTGAAGTCGGAAGTCGTGTGCATGCCGGCGCTGCGGAAGTGCAGCATTTCGGTGGCCAGGCGCATGCGGTCCATGCCGCGGGTGTCGATGCCGCGGGACTGCAGGTAGTCGCGGCCCATTTCCAGCAGGCTCAGGCTGCGGTACTGGCGGCCGTTGTCCGTCAGGGCGCTGCGGGTGTCCAGGCGGTTGTTCAGCGCTTCTTCCAGGCCCTTTAGGCGGGTCTCGGTTTCGTCGCGGCCGGTCTGGATGCTGCGCACGTTGACGTGGCCACCCTGGGCGGCGTCGCGCAGGGTCAGCTCGTTGAGGATGCTTTCGCGGGCCTTGTCCACGGTGGCGCCGGAACGGATGAGGTTGGCGGCCAGCTGGGGCACGCCGTGGCGGGCGCACAGCTCGGTGATGTCGGCGGCGGCCTGGAGGACGTCAGCGGCGCGGGTGCCCTCGCCTTCCACGGCGGCAGGCTGGTCGCCAGCCTGTGCGGCCGTGGCGGCGGGGGTGGTGTTGATGGTTTGGGGCATTGCAAGCTCCTGAGGTTGGGCGTCAGCCCGGACGATTTCGCACGGGTGCGAAGACTGCTGCGACCGGGGGGCCGCGTTGGGGTCGGCCGGGACGGCCACGAAAGAGATTTCCTGCGGCGTCCAGCGGGTGGCGCGGTACAGGGGAACGGTGCCGCCGTCGGTGCGGTCTTGGGCGCGGATGATTTCGTAGCGCTGGACGCTGTAGCCGAAGGACATGGCGCGGAGCAAGCCGGCCTTTACGTCAGCGGCGATGGCGGCGAGTTCGGGTGTGCTGGTGCGGAACACCACACGGGCATGGCCCTGGCCGGCTTCGATCCAGCCGCGCTTGGCGATGCCGAGGATGGTGCCGGTGCCTTCGTACACGCGGTGGCCGTCAATGATCTGGACGACACCGCTTTCGAAGCGGGCCATGTCGACGGACTCAGCGTCGACCACCAGTTCCTCATCGAAGACCTGGTCGGTCATCCAGTCGTAGGTGCGGCGGCGGGCGCCGGTTGTCCACACGACGTCGACACCGCCATCGTCATCACTCCACGTGGCGGGCATGACGGCCGCTTCACGGGTCTGGAGGGTAAGGTCCACTTGCTGCTGAGGCATGCCGCCATGGTGGCGGGGGTGGTGTCTCAGCGGTAGGGGAAGGGTGAGACTACTTTCAGAGCATGCTTAAGAGCTGCAGGGTTAGCTCTTCGTCGTCGGTGTCGACATGGATGGCGACGGAGGGGGCGACGGCGCGGGGTATGCGGCGGGAGCGGCGGCGGGGGCTGCGGTGGTGGCCGGCTTCTGGAAGGGTTGCCTGTGGCGGCGGTGTTGGCGAATCAACCGCCAGGAATCCTTGCAACGCCACCAGGTGCGAGCCGTAGCCAATGCCCTGCAGCGCTACCGCCAGAGGCGTCAGCTGAATGTCCATCACGCCGTGCGCGTTACGGTGACAACATCACCCGAGACGTTCACACTTTGCTCGATGCTGCCAGCTTTGCGCGAGGTTGGCTCAACCACCAGAGGAGACGCCGGGTCCAAGCCGTGTATCTTGGCAATTTCGCCTACAGCGGCTTGCGTGGCAGCGTGCGCTGATGCGCCAGGGTCTACCGTCAGCGTGCGCGCCGACGCGGCCCAGACTGCGGCGGCGTTTTGGGCTGCTGTTGGCGCGCTTCCGCTTCCTCCAGAAACTGACACAACCGTTGCCGCTGCGCTCTGGATGAGAAGGACTTGAACGCCGGCGGAATACGCAATCGGATCTTCTCCGGGGCCTCCGACCAGGTTCCCTTCGGAGATTCGTGCGATATAGGCCCCCGATGCGAACTCAACTTGCCAGCTCCCCAAGAGCTTGACCGTGAGGCCAACCGACGTGCCACCTCCAAGAGCCACAAGGCCCGATCCTTGGGCGATTGCGTCATACAGAATCCCCTCCTCGGTTGCCCGCGCCTCTTTGATCGCGGCGTACAAATCGATCACGCTCAGATCCGGCGACGCCACGTCTACGACGATGCGTGACGTGACGAAGTTGAAGGTAAACGGCGCGACGTAGTAGGCCATGGTGTCGGCGGTTAGACGTCGCTGGTGCGAACCGCGTTGGCAGACGCGCCGGCAGCGCCCACCTGGAGTGTCGTCTCGAACGGAACGATAGGCGAGCCCCCGGTGCCGTTGCGCACGCGAGCCAGAGCGTCGAAGGTTGAGACGTAGTTGAAGCTAGGGGACGACATGGTCGCCCCGCTGGCCACCCCGTCGATGTACGGTACGAAGGCGGGCGTGCCGCCGGCCAGGGCTTCAGTCAGGCCTGGCGCGGCCAGCGTGAACGAAGTGGACGTCCGGGCGGTGTAGGTGTAGCGCTTGCCGTTGATCCGCACCACGCCTGCACTCGGCCGGTCGGCGCCGATGCTGCTACTGACGTTGATCGTTGTGGCGTTCAGAGCGTGCGAACCGCTCAAGAGGAACTCGTTGGCCACAATGACCCCGGCGCTCGAACGCGCGACGAGCACACGGTCGCCGGACACCAGATTACCGATGGTAATGCCGACCGTGTTCGGGGGCGCCTGGATGCTGCCGTCGTGCGCAGTCAGCTGGTAGGCCTGTGACTCGGCGGGCAATACGCCCGTCACCCACCACCCTTGCGCCACGAACCACTTGCCGCCTGCGAACCCGCCGAACGGTGCGGCGGAGTTCGGCGTGTAGGCCGAGTTCAGGGCCCGGTAGCGCCAGCCCGGCTCGCTGTTGATCGTGGCGCTGCTGGCCTCGCGAGTGAGGTACTGCAGGTACTGGTAGGCCTCCTGCACGGTGCAGCCGCCCGACAGCGTGATGGTGCCTTTGTAGAGCTTGCCACCGTTGCCGTTGCCGAGGTCTTGCGTCGTGTCGCCGACGGCGATGGTTACTTTCGAGGACAGCGCCGCGGCAGCGCCTTCCGACAGCAGGATGTTTGTGTCAACCGACGTGCTCATGGCGGCCGGGTTCTCGCCACCAGCGCTCAGGTCCGTTTCGAAGTCGGAGTAGCTTTGACCCCACTTGCGGGAAAACACCCGCACGCGCCCGCTGTCAATCAGCGCGCCGGCCGCTCGGGCTTTGACCATGATCTGGATGTGCCCGTCGGCCCAGAACTTGGTCAGCTTCGAGCCGTTCTGGACGACGTACATGGGCGATGCGGCAACGATGCCGCCCAGCGTCTTCAGGCCCGAATAGAGGACGTCACCGTTCGCTTGTTTCACCGAGCCAAAGTTGATGTACTTGGCCGCGTCGTCGTCGATGTTGACCGTTGGGATCAAGTTCAGCCGGCTGGCCACCGCGGCGTCGCGCGGACCGTCCAGCTTTGAAGGGTTGGACAGCAGAATCGACCACAAGTCGTTGCCGGTGCCCTCGGCGTTGTCGGCCAGATCCTGCAGCCAGGCATGCAGGTCGAGCACGGGGTAAACGGCGGTGCCGCTGACGTGGCGGACGTTACCGCTGCTGTCGATGGCGAAGTCGTCGGCGATTGGCATGGTGGGCCTTTCAGTCGGGCTGTTGGTTTGCGGTGGCAGCGAAGCCGCCGACAGGGTCGATAGTGCCCGTGGTCGCCCAGGGCTGATAGAACGGGGTGCTGCTCGCTTTGCGGACGTCAACGCTGATCGGAATGGCTGTGGCAGTCTGCACGTTGAGGCTGTAGCTGGTCCCCGCGACAATGACGTTTGCCAGGACCGCGCTGGTGTCCGTGCGCTTGATGAGAATCCGGGAGCCCGCGACGATGCCGGTCACCGTGGCCGCCACCACCGCGCCGTTTGCATCGCTGTAGCGGCCGGAGATCGAACCGCCAGATCCGATGACGACGACGTAGGTCGTCGCGAAGCTGACTCCGTCGCTGCTGGTGATGTGCCGCACGCGCGCAAGGTTCGCGGTCTGGGTGAGATCCCACATCGCGCGGCAGTAAACCTCGGCGGCAGTGCGGGCGGCCGTTATCGTGATCGTCTGCGCTGTGTGGTCGATGGCCACGCCTGTGAGGGCCGCAGCTGCCGACTCGGTGAGCGTGATCGTGCTGTCGGCAATGCGGAATGGGTTCGACTCGTCAAACTCGAACCCGTACCAACGCACTGCGGGCACGAACGGCTGAATCGGCAGGCCGTCGAACCAGGCATTGCCGTTGTTCTCGCCATTTGCACTCAGGGTGACCGTCACTTCGGTCGGGGAGCTTCCGCCGTTGGTGATCGTTAGCGTCTGTTCGTGCCACACGTTGGGTACGTCGGGGGCGCTTGACGGAACATCCGGCGGCGGCTCACCTGGGACCGAGCCGCCAACCTCAACGCCGGTCGGCAGGCGCATCGTGACGGTTGGCATGCTCCCCGACCCGTAGGTCGTGTCACGCCGGATGTTGACTTTCAAGGTCTTCGTCTCGCCCGCGCCGATAGGGGCTGTGAAGACGTACTCCTGGGCGAACCCGCCCACCCGAGAAGTGAACTTGAAGGCCGCCGTCCCGTTCTTCCGCGCGGCGGCGTCTTGCGCCGCGACTCCACCGTTTTGCCACAGCTCGTGAATGATCACTGTGGGGCTGGCCTTGCGCCAGCAGAATGTGAAGAAGGCCTCAAAGCCCGGCAGTGTGCCGAACGTGTAGGCCGGGTCCACGTCAGGCAGACGGCACGACCGGAACGTCACGCGGCCATTGCAGGGCACAGGCGTCGAAAAAAGCGGACGAGGCGAGTCGAGGGGCGCGAAGTCGCAGGCGTCGAAAATTGCCCCCGGGGCGTAAAGCGACATCATGCCGCCCGTCGAATTGTTCGACGCTGACAGCAGCGTGAGGCCGGAATACTCCCCGCCCGCGCACAAAAACCGTGCCAACTGGGTGTTT